GAAATTCATTCGTAAGGGCACGCCGATTGAAGATGACGCCATGGACGCGATGTATACGGAAATGGCAACAAAAACGTTGCACGGCGCTGATGATCATGAAATTCAGATGTTCAAAAAAGACCTTGTCGCAGGCTCGAACGCTGATGGTGGATTTTGGCTCACGACTGACAGGAGCGGTAAAGTTGTGACGCGGATTTTTGAAACGTCACCCCTCCGCGCACTTGCCGCCACAGAAACAACCACTTCCGATGTTTGGGAAATTGTAATTGATGATGACGAGGCTGATTCCGGTTGGGTTGGTGAAGTGACGGATCGCCCTGATACAGGTACGCCACAGATTGCGCTTATCAAAATCCCTATTCACGAGATTTATGCACAGCCCCTCGCAACACAGAAAATAATTGATGACGCCGGGTTTGATATTACTACATGGCTACAGAACAAAGTGGCAATGAAATTCAGCCGCGACGAAAACACCGCTTTTGTAACCGGTGATGGGTCAGTCAAACCGAAGGGATTCCTTGATTATCCAGCGTGGACAACTCCCGGAACATATCAGCGTAGCGCGGTTGAGCAGAGAGTAACAGCAGCATCCGGTGTTATCTCTGGCGACGATATTATCCAGTTTCAGGGTGACCTTTTCGAGGAATTCCAGATTGGGGCATCATGGGCAATGACTCGTCAGACATTTTTTGACGAAATCGCCACGCTCCAAACCACAACCGGCGAATATTTGATCAATCAGAGGATTATTGCGGAAGGCGTGGACAAAATTTTGCTCGGAAAGGCCGTCAACTTTTTCGCTGATATGCCAGCCGTTGCTGCTAATGCGCTTTCTGTAGCGTATGCTGATTGGTCGGAGTTTTATACCATTGTTGACCGTTTTGGTATCCGTGTACTAAGAGACCCCTATACAGCCAAGCCTTATGTTAAATTCTATACTACAAAGCGCGTTGGTGGTGCTGTAACTAATTATCAGGCAGGTAAACTGCTCAAAATCAAAGCATAGCGGGAGGCTTATAAAATGGCTGTAAGAGATCAAGTAACAAAAATGAACGGGTATCAGGGTAACTATGATGTAATTACCACTGACACCACGACTGTCGGCGCAACATTTGACACTGCTGATTATGAATTGGGCTTTTCTGTATTCCTGATTGCACCGGCATGGACTGACGGCACATATACATTGTTGCTCGAGGAATCCGATGATGCCGGTATGGCTGGCGCTGTGACCGTTCCAGACGTGAAACTCATTGGGACGTTCCCGGCTGTCGCAGCGGCAACTGTTGACGGCATAGCCCTTGGCAAGGTTGGTGTTTTTTCGAATCTCAGGTATATCAGGGTTTCGATTGTCTCTACCGGCACGTCCAGCGGCGCGACAATAGCAACAACTGTTATCAAACACGGCGAATACCTGCCAGCGTAAACAATAAGTAGTCCGGGGGTTAGCGCTCCCGGATTGCCGAGGGGTGAACATGATCAAATTGCTAAAGAGTGGGAATTTCGGGCTAAATTGCAGGGAGACAGTAAAATTTACTACCGGTGAAACTGTTGACAATTTGGATAATAAAAAAGAAAAAATCCTGATTGATGCGGGATGGGCCGAAGAGGTTACTGAAAACCCTGTTGAAAAAGCCGAGCCAAAAGAGACGGAAGCTCCAAAAAAGAAAAAGAAAAAATCCAAGGGTGATAAATGATGGATTTTTACACGATCACCGTTCCTCCTGCTGAGTTGCCCGTAACGCTGGCAGAAGTCAAAACATATCTGAGGGTTACCAACTCAGCGGAGGACGGTATTTTATCGGGGCTCATTCAGGCAGTTGTTAATGAGCTGGAGAATTATACGGGGCGTTTTTTCATATCCCGGACAGTGATGGGTGAATACGACCGACTGGAATGGAGTAAATTCGAGCGGTTTTCGTTTGCTGAATTACGCCGCTCGCCTCTCGGAGCTGTAACATCTGTTTCGGTGATTGAGGATGGCGGAACTACTGATGTAACAACTGATACAGAGCTAAAAGATACGGCAGGATATGCCCGAGTATTATTCCCCGAAATGTTGCCGACACCAAAAATTAACGAGCCACGCCCGCTCCAGATTGTTTTTACGGCTGGGTATGGTGATGCAACGGCAGTGCCGGAAGAAATAAAAACAGCCATCAAAATGGGCGTGAATTTTTATTTCAGGAATCGCGGTGATTGCGGCGCAGAGTGTGGCAATAACAAGGCGTCGCAAAGCCCTGTAATTCAGGGCGCGTTATCGAATTATAAAATTCTAACAACATTTGCATAGGTGATTTATGGGTTTTGACATTACGGGGTTAGGAAGCATCGCCAGCCTTGCCAAAGGGATAATTAACAAATTTGTCCCGGATAAAATGGGCAGTGCTGAAAAGGCCGCGTTGCAGATTCAGCTCCAGGAGGTTTTACAACGGCGTGAAAATGCCGTCATTGAGGCCAAAAAAGGCGTTTTGATTGCAGAGCTTCAACAGTCCGATAATTACACAAAGCGCGCTCGTCCAACTGTCGTTTACGGCGGGCTGCTCTTTATTTTGCTGGTACATGTCATTCTGCCAATAGTCGCGTTCATGAAAGGGTCTCCCGTGCCAGAACTTAGTTTACCCGGAGAGTTCTGGTGGACGTGGGGTGGCATTTGTAGTGTATGGAGCGTGGGCCGCACGGCGGAAAAAGGTGGCATGAAAAATAAGGCCATTGAATTAATCACAGGGAAAAAATAATGTCTCGTTGCGTAAAAATGAGATTCGACAAAAAACAATTATGCACCGGTGACCTCGAGCATTATATTGATATTCAATCACGGTCACTCGGCATTAATGCACCTGGGGTTACGAGTCCGTCAGAAATATTCACGAGTATCAAAAATGTGTGGGCAGGAATCCAGACGTCCGCGAGCGTTTCGGGGGGGATGGCTCGTTTTTCTAAAATCAATGTCAACCCAAACGCCACGCATGTTTTTTTCATTTATTATGATGTGGATCTGGCAAAATTGGAAACCGGAAATAATTTTGTTTTATACGACGGCGAAAGGTACCGGATTCTCACAACCCGGAATCAGGGTGAACTTAATGAAATGCTCGCGCTGGAAACGACGAACCGTGGTGATGCAACGAAAACAGCGAGTGATGCATGATAGCAATCACGGTAACGCCAAAAACGAAGAGCGTATTGGTTGAAATTCCGGGGCTTACTAAAAAATTCCACGGCGGCATCAAGGATGCATTACATGAGATCGGGCCGGAAATTTTAAGAGAAACAAAACGCCTCATTGAAACAGGCAAAAAAACCGGGCGGACTTACAGAGTTGCGGGAATGAACCATCAGGCGTCGGCACCCACAGAGTCACCGGCGGGCAGGACGGGCAGGCTCGCCGACTCGGGAGAATTTAAAGTCAAGGCGCACATCCAAATGGAAATTGGCGAGACTGCCGATTATGCAAAATTTCTCGAGGATGGCACGCGAAAAATGGACCCACGGCAACACCTAATCAGGGCTGTCAATGGAAAAGCGCGCGAAACAGAAAACGCACTATATGGGCACGTAGGGAGGCATTTGGGATTATGATAACACCCGATCAAGTGACATTGCATTTGCAGACATTTTTGCCTGCATTCACGGACTTATTTTCATCTCAACTAAGCACATCTGTGTCGTCAATGGGCGCGGGTAATGTTATGGCGGTCAACGCGCCAGCCCACGGATTGTCAAACGGTGCCAGCGTAATTGTATCGGGCGGGAGTATACAACATGCGTTCGCATCTGATTTGCTCGATGCTCCAAATGTTATTTTTACAACTGATTTCGATCATGACATTATTGCACCCCGGCTCGAATTTGACCAACAAACTGTAACACTCGGCGGGTTTGGCTCTGCATGGGACGGCAGCCACCAAATCATTGATATACCCAATAGAACAGACATCACGCTCGAATTGCCAACGGGCGAAACTGTAGCGCCGCCAATAACGGGCGCTGAATACGTTCTCGAACCGATTCCTTCCGGTCAGATTGTGATAGTTACTGTTATTGACCCGAACAATATAGCAATCTCTTTTTCCGGATTTTCATTACCCGAGGGCACCGTTCAGGATCTCAAAATAATAACGGGTGTTAGAATTGCGGCGGCGGCCGATATTGTCCGTGCGGAATCGGTGTATACTGAACACGGTGCAAGTGAGGCATGGCTATTTATAATTATGTCCGACGTAGACGCATCAAAAGACCGCCATACGCTCAGCGATGCAACCGCCGGGTTGACATCGCAGGATTTTAAACGGCTGACGTTGCTACAGAATTTTTCAACTACTGTGTTTCTGCCAACTGACAACGATTTGAGCGGCAACATTGCACAACAGGCGGCGTACGGCGAGGTTTACCAATCGTTAATCAGTACGCTTTATGGATTCGGATTCACAGACCCGGATTCAGCAATTGATTATGTGACCGTGAGTAATGGACACGGGGCGGGCGTATATAACACAGCGTATTATATGCAGGTTTACGATTGGCAGATACCATCAGTTATCACGTTCCATAACGGTTTTGATGTAAAAGTGGGCGCCCCGACTGTAGCATTTCGCAACATTTTCTCAACGTGGGATATTAACGCTGATGAGATGGCACAAATGGTATTAAATATTAACCTTGATTCAGACCCATGATCTATATATAATGATTGCAAAATTTGTGCCAAAGGAAACACAAATGATAAAAGGATACGAGAACAAAGATATGTCAA